CAAAGCCTACCTAGCCTCACACACAGCAACACCGCAAGAACCACCCAAACGCAGGCCGACACCCGAGGAGATGGTGGTGGGTGCTCCTGTACGCGTGAGGCTGTGGGATGAGCTTGTGAGGGATGGGGAATCACACACAAACAACGCCATTTACTTTCAAAAAAGTAATATTTCATTTGTTAGTGATATGAAACAATTTTGTGGAAATACATACAAAATAATTAAACGTTTTAATAATCCACTTCGAGTGTATTTAGAAATTTGTGGTGCTGATTTTGGACAATGGAAATATACCGCCGAGATGCTGGACTACGTGGAGCCTGAAAAGGTGGTATCTTCGGATTATGAACTCTCTCGACGCGATCGTGTCGATTGGGCATCCCGGATTGCAAAACAATTTGAATCTGAAAGGGCCTTGGTTCCCGCGGCTATCGTAAAAGGCGATGTCGATAAACTCCCGATTGGGCTGCGCTTTATTAATTTCAGCGACCTTTTGCCTGTGGACTCCATCCGTATCGTCACGCTCAAGGGCCAAGTGAAAGACCTGACAAAGAAGCTGGCCGCAAGCAAGAAGCTGTGCGAGAGGCTACAACGCAGGTTACGGGCTAATTGGGAGGCGAGACGAGACGGTGAGATGTGTACTCATGGAGAGTTGGATTTGTGGCTTGAAAAAAAAAGAGGATGTGCTAAAGTAACAACACTTTGGAATATGCCCAACAAATACGACTCAGTTCCGAAAGATTGGGAAATACGTCCCAACGGTCGCACCGACTGGATTCCTGCGACGCGGGGGAACCTGAAGCTATAGCACACAACGTTGTGTGTGATTTTACAAAATATTGTTTTAATCCTAATAATCCTTAAAAATAACCTTTGCTATTTATTGCTATTTTTGTATATATTACCATTATGGAACAAAAAAATACTACGCCCACCCAAGACCAAGAAAAAGATGACCTTTTAACAGTCAAAGAATTGGCTGCTAAAGTGAGGGTCCACCCAAGAACTGTTTTTGAATGGATCTACAAAAAAGGACTCCCAGTAAAGAGAAGTGGGGAACACGGGCAAATAAGGGTGAGCTGGAGTAAATTTGATTCCTGGTTTTCCAAAGACAAAACGAAGGAATAAATTTCAAAGACACTTTAATTCCATTTCCCATCCAAGAATTTCAAATTTTATTTCTTCTGGATTAGGAATATTTCTAGCAACAGCTAAGGCAAGCGTTTTATTTTCAAACATCTTTGGTTGGCTTCGAAATTCAAATGCTTTTTGTCCGCAAATTATCGCCTGAGCAAAAGGGGATCGGACTACAAAATAATGTGTTGGTTTCATTATTCCTCGTTGTTGTTTATTAAATATAGCATAAAATACCAACAAACAGCAAAGCATTTCATAAAAAAGGTTAAAAATGAGCGATTTAGACGATGAAAATGAGCTGGTTTTAAGCGAACCAATACCGCCGGAACACCGCGCGCCGTTTTTCACAAAAGAAAATGCAAAAAAAATGGCCGCAATGGCTGTTGCAAAAAAGCGGTCGAATCCAACTAGAAAAAAGTTAGGTAAAAAGTCAACGCAAGGAATTGTAATTGACGCCGTTCGAAGAGTTATGATTTGCAAAGTTCCAAAGGGTTCTGGACTCGAAAAATACCTTGAGAAATCGGGCATTGATATGAAGGGAGAGCCATTGACTATATGTTCAGCCATGGTTGCCGCAATAGCGTTGAAAGCAATACAAGAGGGCGATGAAAAACGATTAGATTCATTGTCCAGGTTAGGTGGTATGCATTGGGACCAAAGTAATCTTGCAAATGGCACAGAAAATAACCCAAGCGTAATTAAAATAGATGTAAGAACAGACGCTAAGATAATTAAACGCATATCGAAGGAATTGGAGTGCGGCTGTTAAGTGAAATGTCTCAATTGGAAACAACAGTATTAGCAACTAAATTACTGTGTGACTTTGAGTTTTTTACAAGATACTTTTTTCAAGAGATGTACGGGCGTAGGTTTGATATGGCCCCACATCTTCATAAAGTGGCATCTAGCCTTATTGATGTTGTTTCAGGTAAGACTAAGCGTCTTATAATAAATATGCCTCCACGATACGGTAAAACCGAAATGGCGGTTAAAATGTTCGTGTGCTGGTGTCTTGCAAATAATCCTAAGGCTAAGTTCATTCATATATCTCGTTCTGATGGGCTTGTAAGAGACAACTCAACGGCTTGCAGATCCTTGATGTTAAATGATACTTTTAGGGCTTTATTTAGTTCTTGTTGGATTAAGAATGATGCTAAAGCAAAGAATAGGTGGTACACTGTTAATAACGGAGGGATGTATGCCGTTGCAACAGGTTCTCAAATACAAGGTTTTGGGGCGGGGATAAAGGGAGACCGTGAATATACTGGCACGGGTTCAGTTTGTGACGGCTTTGGCGGTGCTATTATCATTGACGACCCTATGAAAACAATGGATGCAATGTCCGATATTACACGCGAAACATTAAATTCAAGATTTAATGACACGATAGCGAGCCGTGTTAATAATCCCGATGTTACCCCAATTATTCTTATCATGCAAAGGCTTCACGATAGGGATCTTGCTGGATTTTTGCTTTCTGGTGGAAGTGGTGAAGATTGGACCCTATTAAAGATGCCAGCATTGCAAGAAGATGGAACCCCTCTTTATCCGGCAATGCATTCTATTGAAAAACTAAACGAAATGAAAGCTGCTGATCCTATGACTTTTGCGGGGCAATACCAGCAAGAGCCTATGGTATTGGGCGGTAATATTTTTCTTAGAGAATGGTTTCGTTTTTACGATGACGCAACAATCCCTATTTTATTCGATAATCAGTTTCAAAGTTGGGACTTTACTTTTAAGGATACAACGTCTTCAGATAACGTTTGTGGAACTGTATGGGGGAAAAAGGGAGCGAACTGGTATCTTTTGGATTGTGTTTGCAGAAAAATGAGTTTCATAGAACAAAGAAACTCAATGATTGCTATGTGTGCAAAATGGCCAAATACAGTGGCGAAATACGTTGAAGATAAAGCCAATGGACCTGCAATTATAGATTCTCTGAAAGATAAAATATCTGGTATTATTCCGGTTACCCCAACAGAAAGTAAGGTTGCCAGAGCTTACGCGGTTACGCCCGTTTTTCAATCAGGAAATGTATATTTACCAAAGGACGCTCCTTGGGTTTCTGATTATATTGATGAGATGACTAAATTTGACCATGCACCACATGATGACCAAGTGGATAGTACAACGATGGCAATTTCACAAACGATGCACAAAACAAGCTTATGGGACTTATAATATGTCAACAGGAAAAAGAACTAAAATGGCGGACTCAGGGGCTTATGCAAGCCTTATTACTGGGTTAGGAACCGTAGACGATAAAACGGAAAGCGTACATGCAAATCCAAATATTATTCAAGATGATACTGAATTAGCCAGGATGTTTGTAAAAGATGGTTTGGCGTCTAGAGTAGCTTCTTGTGTCCCAGAAGCTGCATTTAAAAATGATATTTCAATTATTGGAGACACTGATGGAAAAACACAAAAAGCTTTATACAAAATAGGGCTTTTAGATGCTTGTACCGATGCCGGAATATGGACGAGACTTTTTGGTGGAGCCGTTATCGTTACTTTGTATGAAGGAAAAACTTTATTTAATCAACCTCCTTTAGATTCTGAAAAAGTGACTGGTTACAAGGTTTTTTCTTCTGCTGCTGTTGATTTGAATGATTCTGATTTTGTAAAATTACCAGAATCTAAATATTATAACGATGTTGAATTTTTCAAATGCAGAAAACCAGATGGAATTTATGAAACAATTCACGCATCGAGAGTCACAGTTGTAAAGGGGCGATTAGCTCCAGATAATTTAGACTTAGACGCAAGGCGTTATTACTTTGGTTTTTCAATTGTGCAAATGGTAGAAGATGCGCTAAAAAGTTTAGGCGCTTCAATTACTGGAATGTCGAATATGCTCGCGGAAAGCGGAATTTCAATTTTTAGCATGGATGGGTTTGTTGAAATGTTGTCTAGGCCGAATGGAGAGGCTAAGATAAGAGAGCGCATAAGCTTGACAAAGCGGTGCATGAGTTCTATGCGAGCCGTATTTGGTGACAAGAACGACACCTTCCAGATGCTTTCTCATAACTTTGCTGGCATTCCTGAATCTCTTAAAATTCTGATGATGATTTGTTCAGCAAGAAGCGAAATACCTGTAAGTATTTTATTTGGTCAGACGGCAACGGGGCTTTCTCAAACAAATGAGGCTGACGTTAAGGCTTACGAGGCTCTTGTAGAAAAATGGAGAACTAAAACACTCTATCGTCCAATGTGTTCCCTTATTTCTGATTTTACAAGAAGAAATATGGGGTCTAAAGAATCTTCTGAGTTTGATTTTGGAAGTGTGTCCACAATGACTCAAACTGAAAGGCTTAACACATTGAAAATTCAAACTGATATAATGAAAATTCTTTTTGATATGGGCGTAAAGATCCCGGACGAAATAGAAAAAATTATGTTTAAAAATGGAGACGCTTCAAAATTTGAGGTCAACACCTAATGAACTTTGTTGAGTTCTTTAATAGGATGAAAGCTCTTAAAATGGCTAAAAAGGGCCGTCCTCCTGTTCTTTCCGCTAATACTTTTTTCCCTTGGAAAGAAGAAAGATTGGCTAAAGAATTATTAAAGAATGAGCTAAATAGAATTTCTGAAATAATGGCCAATTCAGCTATTTCTAAATCAGGTATTCACGACGATGGCACAGAATTAGTTCAGGTAAATTCAGAAGCCGCGCTATCTCCTGATTTTATTTCTTCGGTAGATAAATTAGCAGAGTCGATAGAATCTTTTTGCACAAAGTCTTTTTCTAATTTTTCTGAAATGGTTGTAGGTCAAAGGTATTTTCCTTATGGATCCAAGAAAAAAACAATAGACGCTTGGAAGGATAATTTTTTACAGCAATGCAAATCATCTTCAGCAGAAATAAATAAAAAAATTTCAAATATTGTTTATAATTCTGTCAATAAGGGCAGAACATTAAAAGAAACAATGTCTTTGATTAGAAAAGAATCAAAGGATATGTCAGAGTCAAAGGCTGAATTAATAGCAAGAACAGAGACAGCAAAACTAAATTCGGCTATTTCTCAGGCTCAACAAGAAGAGGCTGGATTAGATTACTATCAGTGGGCTGCTGGAAAAGATGGAAGAACAAGAGAAAGCCACATAAAAATGCAGGGTTTAATTTGTTCTTGGAAAGACTCAACCGTCTATTTTACAGTAGAAAACGGAAAGATGGTTAAGCACAAAAGAACTGCTGCAATGGTTAAATTGCACCCTGGTGAAGATTTTAATTGTCGTTGTATTGCGCTACCGTGGGACATTTCTTTTATGAATGATTATAAAAGCCCAAAGGTCTAATTATGTCTGATGCTATGGATGACTTCTTTATAAAACTTCAAAAAATGAAGTCACGGGTTCAGTTTATGGAAACTCGATCAATTAGAGTTGGGTGGCCAGATGGGAACAAATCTTATGCAGAAGCAAAACATAGGCTTGATACTGGAGAGAAAAGAAAAGAGGGCGAAATTGTAAAGCCAGCAAGCCAAGCTCTTATTGCTGCAACTCTTAATTTTGGTCGAAAGCCTGGTGTTTGTTCAAATGGGGCTCCTTATGCAGAAATACCCGCTCGTGATTTTATGGGTGTAGCTGTTAAAGAATATGGAGAACATATCACTAAAGTGGCAATGTCTCAAATGAAACAAGTGATGGATGGGTCTAAATCTCCAGGTAACGCAATGAGAAGAATAGGGGTTGAATGCAAAGGAGCAATACAAAGAGCTATGCTTGATAGCGATAAGTATTTGCCTAATAGCCCTAAAACTAAAAAAAGTCATCCAACACCAGACCCAAAGCCGCTTTTTGACACTGGGAATCTTATAGCGAGTGTAGATTTTGAAATAAAGTAGTATGCTATCTTTTGGTGTTTTTGAATGTAATTTGTTTTTGTTTATTTAACGTAATTAAATTGATTGAAGATGAAAATAAATTCTCGCGATTATTCTGAAGTTGACACAAACATTTTTCATAGTACCCCAGAAGGGTATCTTACTG